CACTAGATTGGTGGCAATCATAGCACCATCACGCCACATAAAACTGACAATCAGCCATACATAGCCCCCTGCGGCTAGAATCAACGGACCAGCTGGGTACATGTCTGGAAAGCCGGCATTAACTACAGTGCCTAAGATTAGAGTTGTTGTGGCAATCCACTTTAGAATTGAATCCAACTTCATTTTATCAAATAATACTCTGTTTGTTGCTGATCTGTGAGCGTAGCGTACACTTCTACCATAGGATTAAACATACTCATTTTGGTTACTATACGTGTGTTCAAAGAAATTTTATTGTCAAGAATCCAACAACCAATACGATTGTGTTCTAACCAGTCGGCTATTACCATGTTTGCAATAAGATCGGGCTCGTCTGTGTCGCCTATCTTGAATTCATATACAAGGACGTTTTTACCACCAGCTGACGGCTCGCCCAAATCCAAATATGTTGACAAAGCAAAAATATCCTGTAAGTACCATAGGCCACAGTAGTTGCCTACGATAGTAAGCATAACATCCAGTGAGTGCACCAATTAAAAATCCTGGATATACAAATCTCATGTCAGGATCATATGCATAAAGTGCAAGGTACATACTAGCACTCACTGTAAAAACAAAACTTACTATTTCGTTGTAAAAAGCAATTCTGTCACTGCGGTAGCTGTTGATCCAAAATTGCTTGACGTTTTCGATCACTGTAGTTTGCCAGTGGTATCAAGAATGGTCTCTAGTAAATCATATTCTTCGCTGTGTTGCCCAAAGTTTCCCTTGTGAGCCACACGAATGGCTTTTTTTAGCACACTTGGCTTGATTTCCATTTCTTCTGCAATTGCTTTGATGGTGTCGTTTAAACCTTCGTTGAGCATGTCGACTTCTTGCATCACGTTCATGCCTTCGTTGATAATTTGTACAAGTTTTTGCACTTCTGCCGGGTTGAATACTTTTCCTGAACTCATAGAGACCTCTTGTTATATCTAATGTTATTGTATAGGATCAAAGATAGTTTGTCAATTAATTTTTTGGATTAAATTGGAACAACATTTCCTGTGGCTTGTCTGTGGTAATAATGGCTGGATTTTTACGAAAAACCTGTATCTGTTCCAAGTCATCTGCATTCTTGATTACACCCATGGCATTGTCTGCAAAACTAATGGCTGCTAGAACCTGCCATTCGCCGCCCATGTCTGAGTTTTTATACCAGTCAAAGTTGTCTTTGATGTAGGCTTTGCGAACAAGATTTGGATCTGCATTGTTTTTGGAAAATTCTTGAATGCTTCTGCTAGCAGAGTTTCCAAAAATTTCACCAAACACTGCTTCACCTATCTCCTTGCGATCAGCAGGAGTAATACCTTCTACTGAATTTACCAGTTGAACAAATGTTTCAACATTCATGCTTTTTTGTTTGTTGAGAAATTCGGCCACAGGTGCAGCCAACTTTTCAAACCCTGATAGTATCTGTACCATGCGACTTCTACTGGGCAGTTGTCCAGTTTCGCCAAATCGGCCGCCGCCGCCGCCTTTCTTTTCGCTGGTGGCTGCTTTGACTTCAACAGGTGTATCTCCAACTGTTACATCGCCTTTGCCTTGTATGCTGATGTCCGAACTTAGAATAGCAAGTGCATGTTCCGCAGGCCCTTTCATTTTTTGCCCAACACCATAGCTTTTCAGATGTTCAAACACAGCTCTGTTAATTGGGTCGCCATAGGTCAATTGGTCGATGGTATAGCTGCCTGGAGTAATTAGCAGTTTGGCATTGATTACACGGTTGTTTTCTAGGTTTTCCAAGAATTTTAACTTTTGCGGATAGCTGAGATTAGAATCTGCAATCTTTGCTGCAATACGACGAATTTCTGCGACTGCATACTCGTCTTTGAGCACTTCTGGCAATACCTCGCCGAATCGACTGGTTATGTTGTTTTTGTTCAATACTGTATAGATTTTATCCAGCAAGTCTCTGTCTTGTTCGGCCTGCAGGCGCTTGACAATCAACTGCTTTAGTTCTTTGTCTGCAATTTCTTCTTGGTATTCTCGGACAATTTGTGTAATTTTCATATTGTATTTAGTTGATGATTTTTTCTATTATCAACAGCACTAAGTCGTCTGTGCCTTTGATTATTCTATGGTGCGTGCCGCTGTCAATTAGGTATATTTTGTTGTGTACAAACGGTTCAGGCAATTGGTTATCGTACTGCAATTGCCAATTGTTACCTTTGATTACTTGCACTGTTCTATCAAACTGATCTGTATGCCATTCCAGCCGATCTTCGTTGACGTCTTTGTCAAACACTCTAACAAATATTCTTTTGCTAGATGTTTGCCAAGCAACAGTGTCTGTGTAAGGTGTTACCACCAACGACCTCCGCCTTTGAGCCCCAAAGACTTGGCATATCGTGGCAATCTACAAGCCCAGTAGCCTGCTTTGGTTTTGTCTTTTTTCTTTTCGCAGTTGTGTCTGGCTGCAAAGCTTTTACGAGCTTCTGGATCTTGTAATTTAACAGAGAGATTGCCACCGCCACCTTCTGCACCAAATTCTACTTTGTTAACATTGCCTGATTTGGGATTTTTAACATACACGTAGAATTTTTTACTGCCGCCGCGTTTGGGTTTGTTGAGCTCTACATCTCTGCCTTGATATTCAGCTTCTTTGATCACATGTTCATGTTCTTCGATTGGAAAGTCTAATGGTACATCGCCGACACCCTCTACAAATGCCCATTCGCCAATGTCTGTGTGTTCTATCAGTTCACGATCGAACCAGTGATTCAATTCTAATTCACCGTTGTTGTACTGTTGTCGTGCTTCGCGAAACAGTTCAAAATATGCGTCACTGCCCATGCGAAACATGTTTTCATGCAGATATACGCTGTTGTCAATGTGGAAATCAAGTGCTTCGCGAGCACGTGACTCGCGAGGCTTGTTGTTTAAATTTTTTGCTTTCATGCAAGTATTTAGTTGTGTTTAAATACCAGCGGCTTTCTTACAATTGAGTATGTATGCACTCATGTTGTGGTCCATAAGACCGTCAAAAGGTTTAAATTTACTCCATGCACTGACTATACCTGCCAATCTGTCTATGATTTCCTGCCATTTATTGTACTTGACAAGAACCCCATACCGATTGAAGTACATCAATTCACCATGATGGCAATAGAACAACAGTGCTGGTGGCACTCGTGTAACAATATCATTGTTGTTGACATAACGATAGTGCGAGAATGTGCAGTTTTCTACAAACTTTCTGTTTCCTGCTCTAGGACTACCGTATGTGTACAAACAATCAATGTGGCACTCGTCCTGTAGTTTACTGGCTGCAATTGTGGCCATGGCTGCACCCAAGCTGTGCCCTGTTATAAAAAACTTTTCAACGTCACTGTCAAACACATGCTTTTGCATGGCTGACATCACATCGTTCCAAATGTCTAATACCTCATTTTGGAATCCGTCGTGCACCCAACCGCTTGCTTCTGCGTCATCTGGCAATGCATTCAAATCTGCTGCTAAATCGTTCCACTGATCTGGTTCTGTACCCCTGAAGCTGAGTACCATCACGTTGTCTTGTTTTGAGAGGTAACCTTGTGCGCCACCTTTGTTGAAAAATTCTAAAACTTCAAATCCAATGCCTTCAAAAGGATTGTTTGTGCCGTTGTAATCTTCGTATGTCTTTCCTGCTATAACCGCGCAGACATAACCCACATATGCGGGATTGTTAAAATCTTGTTTCATTTTTGACCCTCTAACCTTGTCTTTCGACAGTAATATTTATCGGGTACTAGGTTGTTTTAGAGGACATAGCTGTGTTTTTATCACACAACAGGCACACACACTTTTTGCAGATCACATAAGTAAACCTGCCAATTTCACGACCGTTTACAGTTTTCTGCAAAGCTTGCATGCAATGAGAAGGATTTTTGCATTTAGAACAAGTTGTTTTCATTTGTTTTTGACGTTTTTAGCCTTTCCGCGACGATCTGGATTTGGATCTTTTCTGCGTTTTCTGCGAACTGCTCTGGCAATACCAGCTTTGCCATCCTTTTTACCATCTCCGTCTGCGTCCGCGTTTCGCAAGCTAGCGGCTTTGCTCTTGCTCAAACACTTGGGCTTGGCATTGCCTTTGGTATCCCCGCACTTGCCGATTCGCTCGCCTTTGCTGTTGTAAGCATCCCAGCCTCCGCCACCTGCGCCACCTTTTTTGCCTTTGCCGAACCAATCCTTTAAACTTTCAGAAATTTCAGCGATCCGCATTATTCTTTGTCCCAACTAAGGCTGGTTTCGTCTGTGTCAATAGGACCACCAGCCGCCCAAGTTCGACAGGTCCTTGCACTGTGACACTTGAATTTGTGCATCCAGCAGTAGCCCAAGTATCCATCTTCGTCTTCTAGCTCGCCCGGCATACATTCTAGCATTCTTGGGCTGATATCAAATGCCGCACAGTTTGAACAAAGACTGGCTTTTGCGGCTTCTTCTGTGGTATTCCAGTGTTCTGCTATGTCTTTCCAGTAATCACCGGGCACATCAACGTTTAGAGGGCCGTACTGTATGTGATCAGCACGAATAGCGGCATCACGGTTTTTAGTGTTGAGTTCCAAGTCTTGTGTTGCCAGTGGACAATTTTTTTCAATTGCTTCTAGTACGTTGATCAAGTCTCTCATTTCTTCTTGCTCTTGTTGCCCCAGTTTTTAGCACCCACTTTGCGACATTGTACTAGTGCTCCACTTGCATATGCACTTGGCCACACTTTATAGCGACTTTTGACTTTGTGATAACAAGCATCTTTTTCGCCAGCTGCTTCGTCAAACTGCTCTTCAGTGATAGTTTCGACACTTTCTTCCAGGCCAAATTCTCTTGGATCGGGCCATGAATCACGTTTGCCTTTATAGTAGTCGTTTACAGCTTGATACCATGCTTCTTTGTCGTTTATTTTGTATCCGGCAATCTTTTCAAAGTCTTTGACTAACTTTTCTCTAGCACTAGATTTAGCTTCACTTACTGGATCTATTGTAGCAAATACTTGTGTCTTCTTGTTGTATTTTTGTTGGATAGTAGATGCGGCCCGGTTGGCAGATTGTTGGTTGCCGAATACTTTCCACTTTTTTCCATCAATGTGCACAGCATAGTTATTCATGTTGCTTTGGTCGGGTTCGTCGTATGCACGATAGTCACTACCTGGACCTTTGCCGCCGTTGTATTGTTCGGTGAATTCATTTGCTTTCATGTTATTATCCTAAAATCATTTGCTCTAATCGTGCTATTCTGGCCTCTAGTTGTGCAATCTTTTGATCTTTGTCGTCAGTTGGCTGTGTATCAACTTTTTGTGGCGGTGTTGCAGGAACCTCAGCAGGAACACTTTCGTTGAGTTTGCCGAGTATGTCTTTCATTGCGGCTTTTTCGGCACTCAACGATCCTGGTGTAGGTGCAGCTGATTCGTCTGAGTCTGTTTGGCCTTCCATTCTCTGAAGGATTTTCAACATTTCTGGGTCGTGCATGGTTTTTGATCCTTTTGTCTATTTATGATAAAAATTCTTCTATTCTAGTACCTGTAATCTCTCGCATATTTTGCTGAAAAAACAAATGTCTATTGTGTCTTAGTTTTTCAATTATTGCAGGTGTGATTTCAACGTCTTGTTTGCAATTATCAACAATAGTTTTTAGTCGCTGTGCTCTGTTGTATTCGTTGTCGTAGCTTTCGTCAAACAATTCCGGGAAGGTTTCGTAACCTCTGCTTTGCAAATAAGACAGCGTGCCTGCAGTGCCAAATATTTGAAAAGGATGGCCAATAGCAATAGGTTTGTAGGTCTTTTCTGTAAAAAACAACATGTAGTCCATGGTGTGTGTTTCCGACACCAAGCTGAATTTGGTTTTATAGTAGAGCTCTAGGGGACTCAAAAACGTGTGTTGTTTGTACAAGTCCGAATAAAAGTTTTGTATAAAATCCAAAAAGTTGTTGTAATTGCTGTTGTCATAATTAAAACGGTCAAACAATTGTTGATCGGCAATATGCTTTTGGTGTTGCCACAAGCAACTTACTATATTGCTATCCAACAGGTTATCTTTGTGCAGATAGTACAAACAAGCTTGTTTGTTTGGTCTAACCAGTGCATTTAGATTAATAAAATTGTGTTGTTTTGGCGTACAAATATAGGTGTTCAAACTTTCAAGAATAGACGGTGTTTCCTTGTATTCTATTCTATCGTAGTGTATCATTTCCCATATTTCTACACTACACACATGCATTTCTGAAAAATAACTGTGCTCAAACTTTTTGTGGTTGTGTTCGCCATTTAAATCTCCTGTGATAAAACATATTTTGTCAGCAGGAATTTGCATCTTGCTGAGAATGTTATAAAAGTTATTCCATGCATCATCAAGCCACCAGTAGGAGTTTGCTTCTGTGGCTTGATACAGCAACAATTTTGTGTCTTCTCTTTGCAAATAATCAATGTAATGCTGTGGTAAGTTTAAAAAATCCTTGAAACTATGAGGGTTGTAAAGATTTAGGCAACAATAATTTTTGTTGTGTTTTTTTGGCTCTGTGGACTTTGAAAAAACTACACCGCACTTGTGCAACAGCCATTCAACAGTCCAATTCCAGTATTGATCGTTGCCGCTGAACGTTCGCTCTTTTTGGTTGTAGCAGCTTGTGTCGAGTGTTTGGTTTGGGTAAACAAGGTTAACCATAAATATATTTATGGGCTTTTATTGTGCATTAGCAAACTATGGTATTACAATAGATAACGATGATACTTTGATGCCCTGCTGTCAGTACAATCTAAATAAAAGCCAATTGCCCAAGCTATCGCACCGTCAAGCAGCCGACTTTGAAAAAACAGTTAGGCCTCAAATTATCAAAGATCTAGAGCAAGGTGTGCTTCATGCGGGCTGTGATGTTTGCTGGCATCAGGAAAAAATCAGCGGCAAAAGTTTGCGCACAGACTCAAACAAATTCTACACAGATGATCCTCGTGGCATAGTTGACATGGAAGTAAGACTGGGCAATGTGTGCAATTTAAAATGTCCAATGTGTGGTCCTTATGCTAGCAGTTTGTGGTATGCAGAAATGTCTAAACATCGAGATCAGTTTATGGAAAACAATTACTATCGATTGATTGACAAAAAAGATCCTGTCGACAGTCAGTACAAACCAGATCGAGATTATTACACCAGCAAATGGTATGATGAACAAACTGTGTTTGAATTTGTAGATTTGCGTTTGCATAATTTGCGCAAATTAAACATCAGCGGAGGCGAGCCGTTTATGTCTGATACCATGCGGTCTATTCTTCAAACACTGTCAGCTCGACAAGATCTGCATCCTGATTTTACAATTCAAATCAACACCAACGGCACTGTACTTGATCAAACACACATAGAGTTGTTGCAAAAAATAAAATACAGAGTGAGAATTTGCATAAGCCTGGAAGGTGTTGGCAAACACAATGACTACCTAAGACATCCTTCAAACTGGCAGGACATTGACAAAAATATCAAAATTTTATGCGGAATTCGCGACAAACGTATAGAGAAAAATTTTAGTGTGACATCTCAGCACACCGTTCAGCCAGCAAGCGTGTACAGTTTTTTACCATTGGCAGAGTATTGCTATCAAATGCGTATTCCTATGGTACTGAGTCCCGTGTACAACAGTAAAATGGATCTGTCTGCTATAAATCAAGATGAAAAAAATAAGGTAAAAAACATACACTGTGATACATGCGACCAAGATACATTGGAACGCTTCAAAAGGATAATAAGAAAAATCAATCCTAAAGAACAGTCAAGAAAATCCTACAAAAAATACATTGGGTTTTTGGATAAAATTAGAAACACCAACTATGAAAGCTTGTTTGGTCCTTTGTGATCTTCAGGATATATTGACTTTACTTTGCGTGAATAATTTTTAGGCTTGACTTTTTTGCGGTTTGGTCGGTTGATGGTATAACCATATGGATCCACAGCACGTCGGATCATTGCAGGATCACCAAACAACGGCATGCTCACAGCAGCTATATTTTCACTGGCAGTGGCACCATCTGTGGCAACTTCTAGTATGATTTCACTGATCTTCATATTCAATCTCGGCCGACAACGCACTTTTTTCTTGTGCTAGCACTTTTGTGGTGCTGAGGCAGTCTTTGATACCAATGTTTGTGATCTTGTAGCTGAGTGGAGGTATTACCCATTCAACTTGCACACACACCGGCCGACTGTTTACAATTATAGGACTGCGTTCTGCATAGTATGTGCTATTCATGTCATCTGCCAAAAACGTGCGTTCTGTCATCAAGTATCCATCGATGTACAATCTGTACACCGGAGGTTTGTCTTTGATGACCAAAGCATGTATATCTAAGCAAACAACCTGTGATTCCATGCAAGTATTTAGCAAACAATTGCAGGTGTTTTATTTGTTGGTGTACCAGCTGGCTATTCTTGTGAGATAATTGTGTGGCACTCTTTGTGATTTTTTGTGCGAAGTCTTGAGTTTTTTGGCCTTGGCTCGTAGGCGCTTTTGGTCTGTTTTGCTTAGTTTATCTTTGGAATTTACACCCATGTAATCTGCGGCTTGTTTTAAAAACACATTCATGGTATACTCCTTGTTGTTATTTTTTCTTACGTCCCGACTTCATGTTGGCGCACCAGTGGTATCCTTTCTGTTTTTCGCCACTGCTGTTTTTAGCTTTCTTGCGTAGACTTGTAACACTTCCCTTGCAGCTAACACCTGCCTTTTTAAACCTTCCTGGTCTGCTTTTGCCTTTTACTTTACCATCAGCAAAGTTTTCGTCCAGTGTGGATTCTTTCATGGTTGCTACAAAGTATACACTGCCTGGATCTTGAGCATCAACAATTTCTTTTTCGTAGGCTTTGCGTAGGTCAGACACTCTGCGTTTGTATTCTTCACGATCAATTTCGCCACTAAGTTGTAGATCTAACAAGTGTGCCAGTTCTTTGGTTTCTTCTGCTTCGAGATCCTTGATATCTTGTGCTCGATTTAGTGTGCTGAACTTGCTGTCTAAGTTGTCATCTACCATAGCATATTCATCAGATTTTTCGTCATACGCATAAACTGTTAGATCAGGATCTTGTGCTAGCTTTTTCCAAACAGCAGTGCCACCTGCACTTTGTTCTACGTCGCTTTTGATCACACCAACATCCTGTATTGCCACTTTGTACAATTCTGGCATTACACCTTGCCCTTGGTATTCTGGCAACATCATTGCCATGCTCATTTTGCCGCGACCCGGCGCACCCACCAGTTTTAGCATACCAAACGGTTTGTTGTCGTCTAACAAGAAGTAATAAATTGTATTGCCGTGTTTGCCTTTTGCCACAGCGTAGTTTTTTACACTGTCCCCTGTAAGCTCTGCTCCGCTTCCATCCAGTGCATCCTGAAAAAGATCTGGACTGATGCCCATGTCATCTTTTTCGACATCTATTTGCTCGACTTCCGTTAGGTCTATGCCGCGCTTGGTTAGTTCCTTGCGAATTGCTTTTTTTAACTGTTGATCCACTGGCTCGTTGGTGAGTTTTTTCAAAAAATTCATTAGATTTTTTGTATTGTATTGTTGTACTAGAACTGCGCTTTCTTTTACATTCTTTTTGTCTGCAATAGCAACCAATCTTACATCGCTAGATCTGTTAAGTTGTTTTAATTCTTCCATGCCTTTTGCATAATCAGCATTGCTAATTTTGCCATTTTCAAAATCTCGTTGTAACTGATCCAGCTTATCTTCGTCGTAGTAGATTTCGCTGTCGTTATCTTCGTCAGGATTCCACTGGAAAAATTGATCATTGTTTTTGTCCCATGCATACACAAATACACCAGGCACATTTGCAAGTTTTTTCCATATCCCCTCTTTGCTTCCTTTGCTTTGAATGTGATCACTTACAAGTGTATAGCCTTGTTTAATCGCATAAACATACAGAGGAAGTGCAATACCTTTGCCCTGGATCTCTGGATCAAAGAATACACTGCTTTTCCAATATTTGTCAAGATAGTTGGTTAACATTAATGCCCCTAAAAATCCTTCACTGTCTGGATCTTTAATGAGGAAAAACTCCACTCCTTCCCTGTCTTTTTTAATATAATGTATGTCGTATCCTTTGATTGTGCTTACTTTTTTTGTTTTTCCGATAAAGTTATCATAATCCCCACGATACAAAAAATTTTTTTCGATGCGATTATCTATTTCGATTTCACTAATTTGCTTCCAACGTTCTGTAAGTTGTGCTACTTTATTTGTATCCTGTGAATTTTTAGTTGCTCGAGCGTGTAGCAGCGGTGGTTCGTTGTCTTTGTTTAGTTTGATACCTAGTTTTGCCGCCTGACGTTGTGTTTCTCCGGGCTTGACATCTGCTGTGGTATTTTGTGCATCAATAATACCCACACCAGCTACTTCGGCAAAAATACCTTTTGTTTTGGGTGTTTTTTTCTTGCCTATGTTTTTGAGTGCTCGTTTGATTTTGTTTATGCCGCTCACTGTGTAGAACATGGTTTTAAGCACAGGTATAGACACGCCCAGCACTATAGCAAGTTGTTTGATTTCTTCTAGATTGAACTGCCCAAAAAGCCCAGCCAAATCAGCCGCGGCTCCGGCGTCTTCGATGGCAAACTCTGGATTGGAAGTTTTAAAATTGTCTTTTCTCATCACTGTTTTGGCAATGAGATCTAATTCTTGGTTGTTGGCGTCCCACACCAGTACAAAAGGCATGTTAACATCTGTCTTCATATCCTTCATAACTGCTTGTGCATCAGGCCCTAGTTGAGCAATTTTCTTGCCCCACTTTTTGAACTCTTGCTTGAACAAGCGAGTAAGTTCTGCTAGTGTGATTTGACGTTGGTTGCGTTGATCATTTACACGATCTAGAAAGTGTTGTGTAAACTCTACATCAATGCCAACCTTGCCAAACAATCGATCAGCATATGCTTCAAGTTGTTCTAGATCACTGCGTGTTACTGGCGCTGATTCTGCACCTTCATTGAGCCAACTCCAATTGCTCATTTCTTTTTGCGTCCTTGGCAGTGTGCTCGCTGACTAAATCCTTTGGGATTGGCACAGTCTATGCTGTTTTTGTATTTTTGACTCCATGCTTCGCGAAAAGATTCTACGCTTTCACCTGCTTCCATCACAGCTATTTCGTCTGGCGTAAACGATTCTGCACGAACACCTTGAACCTTTTTTAGCAATAGTCGCACCATGGTAATCAGTTTCATTTTCATTTCGTCACTGGCGGTGCCTTTGCTGTCAATGTCTCTAAAGTCTGCAATCATTTTGGTTGCACGAGCAATCTGCTTTGCTAGTACGCCATTTGCACCTGTGTAGAAACGCTTGGCCTTGCTCTTAGGCGGTGTTGGATCACTGCGGTAGTTGCCTAGTTCGTCTGGTCTTGCTGGTTGCACATCTTCTTTCACAGGTTGTATTTTGTCTCGCATGAGTTCGTGTATCTTTTCACTGTAGCTACCAAACAAATCTTTTACAATAAGTGCTTGCTGTTTAGCATCAGCAGATGCAAACTGCTGGCGTACTTCTGTGGCGCTTTTCATTGGCTTGCCTAGCAAGTCAAAGCGAAAAGTAGGCACAGCTTCAATGTAACCACGCTTGCTCAATGGTTCAAGATCGTCATCTTTGGGCAAAGGTGCAAAGTAACCCGGACTGCCATCTGCTTTGGGCTTGAACGCAAAACGTGGATCTTCCATCATGTCTTTTTCGCTGACCGCAAAAATAACTGCTGTATTTTCTGGATCAGCTACTTTGCTTGTAACTTCTGTTGCTTTGTATGGTTCTTTGACCTGTTTGACGCGGCTGCCTGGTACACCCACATGTCGCATGATGGTTTGTTTTTCTTGAAAGTTGAACGGACTTTTTGGAGGATCCACTTTGTCGCTGGTAACAATGTAGACATTGCTCACACCATACTTGTTAACCAAGTGGTCGTACACTGCTTTATGTCCTTTGTGAAAAGGATGGAATCTTCCTGGATAGAGAACTAGTGTTTGTGTAGTGTCTTGTTCTGTGATTTGCTCAATTTGCATATAACGATCTCAGTAATAGTTATAAACTATTTAGCAGAGATCACATGTTCACAATAAACCATAGATATAAGTGAGTTGAAAAAGTCAAATTCTATGTACCGTTGTGACCCAGGTGTGTTTCGTTGTAGAATTCTAAATCCAATGCTTGATCTTTGACCCAAGTGGTTGCTTCTACTGAAAATTGTATTGAAATTTGTTCTGATTCCATGTTTACTCCAAAAGCCTGTCTATGACTGCTTGCAGTCTATCTTGTTTGCTTGCCAGCAGGTTTTGTTGATTGTGTTCTAGTATGGTTCTAAATTGTGCTATTTCGGCAGCTAGCCCTTCGTGGTCGCTTTCAGCAATAGCAAATGCTTCGGTTAGCACTGCATGCATGCGTTCTTCTGCATCTTCCATAGAGTCGTAGTCTTCGGATATATAACCATCAAATGTTTTGTATCCGAGACTGTGCAACAAATCCAAGCTCCCCGGGGATCCTACAATAACAAAAGGTTGTAGGTTTAAAATAGGCTTAAAGGTCTTTTCTGTTAGAAATACTGTATCTTGATCGAAATGTGTTTCAACTACAAAATTCCAGTAAGCCTCTCTAAAGTAATCATCTAGGATTAGTTTATGATTATTATGTTGTTGGTCGTCTAGATCGTCTGCACGAAAAGGACAATTTAATAGAAACTGTTCTATTAAAACATCATTTTCGTTGAAATATTTATTCCAGAAATATGGGGCCCAATAATTATCGCCTTCTATCACAGTGTTTTCTTCGCCTGTGATACTGTAACTCTGTTGGTTGTAACTAAAATATCCATCATTGTGGGCTCCATGATGCCACAGACTGGCTGCAAACAAACGCCTAAAAGGTTTGTCCATTCTATTCAAACAGGTGAACTTTTTTTGCCGAGGTTCTAGGTTGACTGTTTTTATATAATTTTTGTCAATTGTGTGAAGATATCTATAGTATACCTCGTCATCGCAAAAGTATATAAATGGATCCACATCTTTGAGTTTGTAATTAGCAATTACAAAGCGTATGCTGCCCAACGGCAAATCGTACTTGCCGTACCAATCAAAAATATTATCTATAATGTCTATGGTAGGATCGTCGCCTTCTGAGTAGAAAAATGCAAATGTTAGAAATCCGCCCTTGGCAAGATTGCGAGCATATTCGCTGGCAGCACCTATGTAATCATAGTCAGGATCAAACATGTTGATCCATATTGGATAAATTACCAAGTCGTCGTCTGGCGTAACATCTGTGACCAGTTTGCAAGCATACTCCATGCCCTCGAGGTCCATGTACTTGAGAAATCTAAATTCATAGCTGTATGGTGCAGTTATTGCTAGATCCCACCAAGCTTGTGACTTTGGTTCTGCTTCGTAGGCAGCAAGATTGGGCACAAAACCCCATTGGTTTTGTTTGTCAAACACAAATGTAATCATAGATTCTTCTTTTAATAGTTGAATACAATTTTACGGATAGTACCATCTGTAAAATTTGTGATTTTAGCTCTTACCCATACAAAATTACCTGTAAAATTGTATGCTTCTTGTAATGTTTGCGCAGTACTCCCGTCATAGGAGTTGGTTGTGTTGTCTACATCAAACCAGTCATTGTCCGATGGAGACTTAGATAGTGTGGCTTGCATGGTAATTTCACCTACAAAGTTTGAGAGATAGTATGCTACTGTGTGCAATCCATCGGTGTATCCATAATAACCATCACCTTTTTGTTTGTCGCTGTAAAAAGTGCTGCTGTTACCATCATAGTTGCCTGTAGCAGTGCCAAATGTGGTTGTAGGTACAAGTGTGATGCTCTGTAGTGCCATTAGTCGTCCGCCGGCAATAGCTCAATCAACTTGCCTGGTCCAGCAAGTTCTTGTAAAACTTGATATAGTTGCGTGAGAGTGTCTTGGTCAAACACAGGCTGTGCTGTATCCTCGTCTTTGAGCAGTTCGCTTACTTTAACAACAAACACTGTTTCGTTGATTTTTGCCATATCTGTACTCCAATATAAACTATTTATCGAACAGTCTGAACTCTTGTATACTATTGATGCTGTCGCTCAACAGGATCTGTGACATTTGCACCGAAGCTAGATCAGTGGCATAAAAATATATCTTTCCGTATGAATACATTTTGTTGGTGAGATTTTCCTGTGCATTGTCGGGAATATATATAGAGTCGATCTGTTTTGCCCATTCCAAGAAAGCCAGTCCTCGTGTGTAGTAGTCTTGCTTTTTGCTTGTGCTGACATTTACTTTGTAGTTGTATTTGTTGTAGGGCAACTTCTTTTTGTAAGCCACATTTACATCACCGTAGGTAACGTGTTCGTTTGGCACAGTCACAGTTCTAAGCCACAAATCAAAGCTGTGTTTTCTTGCAAAATATTTTTCTGTAGCGTGTAAGAAATTATTCAACACTGCTGGATCGTTGGCGTATATGCTGCACCAGCTGCCTTCGCAACGTATCATTGAATGGTCTTTGTTTTTTCTTGCAAATCGTGCCAACTGTGCAATCACATTCAAGCACTGAGTATCCGGCGCTGTGTAACCATCTGACATTTCTCTATAAAAAAATCCCCAGCTGAGCTGTCTATCGCTCAGCATTGGCAATGAGTCAAAATGTGCTTTGAGTTGCTCTGGGGTTTCCAGTTTCCATTTGTAGCGTCTTATGCCTTTGCAGTCAAGTTGCAACTTGTAGAGATATTTGTTGTAGAAAGGCTTTTCTGTTTGCTCAATCTTTAGGCTTAAACTGGTCCAGTACGATAAGTCCTGCTCCGTCCACATTTGGTACTGCGGTGTCTTCATAAAATACCTCTGCAATTTTGTTTTGTGTTAGTGTAACTTTGTCATCTTCTGCTTCCACAGACACAGATGTACCTTCACTGATTTCGCCCGACACAATCATCTTACTCAGCGGTACTTTGATTTTATCACTGATGATTCTTGTCAATGGCCGCGCACCCATTTTAGGATCAAACCCATTGTTCAGCAAGTATTCTCTGCCGCTTTGTTCTAGATGGATTCTAATGCCTTTGTCATTGAGCAACATGTTGACTTCGTCTACAAATTTGTCTACGATACTGCTCATTGCATCTCTTTCTAGATAGTTGAACTTGTACACCGCGTCCAATCTGTTTCTAAACTCAGGACGGAAATAGTCTTTTACAGCACGATCATCTTCGCCAGTTTTTTGCAAATCTCTACCAAAGCCAATAGCATTGCGTTCGTTGTCGGCTGCGCCTAGATTCGAAGTCATAAGAATAATACAATTTCGGCAATCTGCTTTTTTGCCGTTGCTGCTAGAAATAAAACCTTCATCCATCATTTGCAACAGTACATTGCTCACATCCGGGTGTGCCTTTTCCACTTCGTCAAACAAGATTATACTGTTTGGATTTTGTTCAATGTCACTGACCAATGCACCCCCTGAAAGATTGCTGTCTTCAAATCCAACATACCCAGGAGGAGCTCCAATCAATCTTGCTATAGTATGCTTTTCTTGAAATTCGCTCATGTCATAGCGCAGCAGTTTCATGCTCATGTGTTCGCTCAACTGTTTGGCTAGTTCTGTTTTACCAGTGCCTGTTGGTCCTAGAAAAAGAAAGCTACCAATTGGCTTGTCATGTGACTTTAGTCCGGCTTTGGCAACAAAAATCTTTTCTACTACACCATCTACCACATGATCCTGTCCGTACACACGTTGTTTAATTTGCGCATCTAGATCTTTGATGCTGCCGTCTTGCTTGTCCAAGTCCAACTGATCTATGGGAATTCTCACAATTCTGCTTACTTCTGCCAGCACTTCCTTTTTGCCAACTGAGAAATTGGTGTATCCTTGTTTTTTTAACTTCGCTGCTGCACTGTCAATCAAATCAATGGCTTTGTCTGGCAATTTTTTATCTGCCATGTATCTCACGCTGTAATCCACTGCCGATTCTACTGCATGGTTTGTGATGTCGCATCCATGAAATTCGTCAAAGTATTTTTTGAGTCCCCGTAGAATATCCTTGGCTACACTGGGTGTAGGCTCGTCTACTGTGAGCCTGTAAAAACGTCTTGTGAGTGCACGATCTTTTTCAAAACTTTGAGAATATTCTTCCCATGTGGTACTGGCAATTACTTTTACTTTGCCTTTGGATATAGCCGGCTTCAGCATGTTGGCCATGTCCAAGCTAGACTCTTTGCCAGCTCCTGCACCACGCATTTGATGTGCTTCGTCGATAAAAAGAATACAATTTTTACGACTGATCAGTGCATTGATAACTTCTGTGATTTTTTCTTCAAATTCTCCACGATATTTACTGCCAGCCAGCAGTGTTCCAACATCGAGACTGTACACTGTGTAGCTATTGAGGTAATCTGGCACGTTGTTGGCCACAACATCTCTGGCCAATCCTTCAGCAAGTGCAGTTTTGCCCACACCTGGATCGCCTACTAGTAAAACATTGTTTTTGTTTCTCTTGCCCAGCACTTGCACCATTTCGTCAATTTCGGCATCTCTGCCAATCACTGGATCAATTTCCCCTGCCAGCACTAGATCATTGAGATTGGTGCAGTATTCGTCAAGGATTTTTTCTGCTTGTTGCGGATCATATTTTTCCAGTGAAGCAACTTTTTGCTCTCTGTAGTTTTTGTTGTAGTATTTTACAAACTGCTCGCGAATCATACCATATTTTTGGAAAATATAGTTTGAATAACTTTTGTCTTCTCCGGTGATTGCAAGGAAAATATCAGCCGGCTGTACATGATTCCTGCCGTGGAATATAACCTGTGTAAACGCACGATTAAACACACGCTCTAATGCATAGGTCTTTTGAGCTTGCACATCCTGTTCGGCTACAAGATAATATTGCTTTTTAAGCCAAACATCCAATTCTATCAGCATACTGTCAACATCACATCCAAAATCTTTGACACACTTGTTGAAATTGTCAAAATTCAACAATGCCAGTGTGAGATGCTCTACAGTAACATATTTGTGTTTTAAATTATCTGCCATGTTGGCAGCGTCTTTGATTATTTGTTCAACTTCAGGACTTGATGTTAGCATAATTGTATTTTTTTGGAACCTTATTTTCTAGTCTTTGTTTGAATACTATTCCATCTAGGTGGTCTAGTTCGTGAAGAAAACATCTAGCAGATATTCCTGCAAGTGTTTCATGTTTGGCCTTGCCCATATAGTCATAGTATAACACATCTATCACACTTGGTCTTTCTATTTCGTAGAAATTGCCTTTAAAACTCAAGCAACCTTCTGTAAACCGTGAAGTTTTTGCACTTGTGGTCAGCAGTTGAGGATTGAAGCAAGTTCTGTACTTTCCTTCTGTATACATAACAAAAAGTCTTCTGCCTATACCAACTTGCGGTGCAGCCAGACCTATACCACCTTCGTGTTGCATAAAATTTATCATTTGCACAGCAATCTTTTGATTTTCAAACGGTTTGCTCCAATCAAAAGGCACAGCTTTTTTCTTCAAAATACGTTTGGTAAGATGCATAAAATTATTTATTGAATAGCTGTTTGGCAGTGTTGATTGCAGAGATTTGTTCTGCGGTTTTGGCTGCAGGAATTGTTGTGTTTACGTGTACAAACAAATCACCTGTTTTTCCACGTGCTGTGTATCCTTGGCCTTTGAGTTTGAGTACTTTATCATGTGAGCATCCAGCTGGTATTTTTACGTTTAGTTTTTTTTGATTTAGATTTGTGATGGTTTGGCTGCACCCTAGTATAGCATCAAAAACATCTATATCAATAGTAGTGTGTAGGTCTAGCTCGCTTTTATACCACTGGTTTGGACAAGACACAAACACAGTAACACGCAAGTCTCCCGGAGGCAAGTCTTGCCATCTATTGTCGCCTAGGCCTTTGAATCTTATCACACTTCCGTTGTTGATACCAGCTGGTATTTGTATGGTTCTTGTTACATTGATCCCTTCAATTCTTGCCACCACTACTTTTTCCAATGGTTCAAAAATCTCACTGGCAAGCACAGTAACGCTGAGATCGATATTAGCATTTTTTGCGTGTGTTCGATGACCAAAGTGTGAATCGAAATTTTTCCAAAAGTTTTCCATGTCCATTTCTGGCACAGGATTGTCGTACTCACTTTTGCTTTGCTTGTTGCTGAGAACATCGTAGGCTTGTTGTATTTTTTTGAATTGTGCTTCATCGCCACCGCGATCAGGATGATGCTTGCTTGCCAATCTGCGGTAAGCTTTCTTGATGTCGTCTTGTGAAGCAGACTTGTCTAAGCCTAAAATAGAGTAATAGTCCATACTACATAATTATAGCAGGACTATTAACCGTAGTCAATAATTATTTCTTGTCTTTGCTTTTTTGGTTTATTGCGTCTGCACCAAAGAATGCTGATACCAGTACTGCAATAGAAGCAAAATATGTTGGAGCAATATCTGCAATTAGTTGACTTGCTGTGTCCATGCCAAAGGCACTAGTAATAGCAATACCGATTGGATACACCAGTAGCCCAAACAGTGCAAACCATGCCATTTTGCGAATAGCATCTCGTTGTGCATCCTGGTCTTCTAATGCCTTGCGCTTGAATTCTAGATGCATTTCCATTTCTTCTCTGCTGATATGTCCGTCGCCGTTGATGTCAATTTCGTTGGCAATATCAGTGTCGATTGTGTTTTTGTTTTGTTGTGATGGCGTGTTCTGTTCTGCCATTATTTTTGCTCCTCTAAATTTTTTATTCGAGCTTCTAGTTCATCGATTTTTTTAGTGACTGCTGGATACTTTTTTCTCCATGCATCTGCTGGCTGTTCTAACCATGTCCAGCCGTAGCGAGCCACAAGAAAATCTAACGCTTGGTCTATTTTACCATACGCCCAAAGTCCTGCTCGTGTGTCCTTAAGATAGGATAGTGCGATTGCACCCGCAATTGAACCACCGATAGCAGTCCAAATCCATAGGGTATCGTCGAACATTCTATCGATCATTTCTAACATAGCACCCTCTCCTTTGCTATGCTAGTATTTATTAGTTGAGTGGAGTTTCGCTGACCACAGATTCTGTTGTAGCCGCAGTTGCAGCGGTTTGCTCTATTTCAGGGGCAACTGCATTTTCGTAGTATACAATGATTTGTTTTTGTTGATTGATATACCGACGTAGTTCGGCTATGTTGAGAGCAAGATTTTCATAATCTTGCATGCTAAGCGCCACAAATGCTATATTTCCGTGTCTTTGTTCAAATTCTAGCAAAAAGTCATCTAGATTTCTTTCGTTGACCACATATACTCTTGTGTCAGTTAGTTGGACTGGTTTGGGTTGCGCCACCGTTGGCACTGTTGTTTTCTCGACTTTGGTCACCACCTTCACTTCCGGTTCTTTCTGGAAGCTGCTGCAACCAGACAGGAAGAGGATCGCTACCATCGCCGCCAGTGTCTTCGGTAATGCTGCGCCAAAGTTTTGCTGTAGCACCATTCATTTTACCTTCTAGCGTTTGTGGATCTCTCAAAGCATCTTGCACCAAATCCATGCGATTTAGTTTGCCTTGTAATTCATCTCCGTAAGCTTCTGCAGCCTGTAGATCTTGTTGTAATCTTGTGTTTAGTTGCTGAAACTTTACAATGTCTTGTTTGAGATTTTCTATACTTTGTTCTGAAATTTCAACAGCAGTCTCCAACCGAGCGTTGTTTTCTCTTAGTGTTGCTATTGTTGCTTGTGTAGTATCGTAGTAGTACTTGGCACTGTAACCAACAATACCAAGCACCCCTACAATTACTATTAAAGCATATACCTTAAGCATTGATGCCTTCTGAATACTGTGTCTTGCCATCTACACGGCTAGCAGTTAGTATACTTCTGCGATTTTCGCCATCTGCTTTGTATGATACATGCACCCATCCCGAGTCAGGGATGCCCGGAGTATAAAATTCTAGTATCAATTGGTCGAACTCTAAGTTATCACGAATCCACTCTGCTAGCTCAGCATTTGGCACGCCCGGTACTTCGATATCGGCCGCTTCACCTTTGCAATGCTGTGAGCGACTGCTTCCGCCCACCGCTTCGTTGAGCTCAGGTGAACGATAGCCACTGTTGATAACAGTAGGACCAAAGTGGTCACGAACTTTTTGTACTACATTTTCAAACAGTGCTTTAGCTGCTTCAAGGTGATCTCCTTCTGGCGTGTTGTCAATGCCGCGACGTTCTGCAGTTTGACTTTTGGTAAATTCTGCCATTGTAAAATTTTTTGATAGACGCATTTTTAATTTCCTTTGAATGTTTTAACTGAATCGTAAAAGTCCCACGTGCCTGTTTGTGGAACTCTTGCAATGTTTTTGTATTGTTCTAGTTGTGTGTTTTGCGTTTGATGCGATTCATACGCATCTGGTGTGCAAGGCACCAAATCCTGCAAAACCAACCGGCTTGCAGGGTATTTAGTATTGTTGCCTTTGTACTTGATCATCCAGTCATTAATATCGGTCAAATTTGTTATGCCTGAAAGTATGGTCATTAATTGTGCCGGAAACTCTTCAGTACGTGGTATCTCTGCAAACACCAGGTAGGCATCATCGGTTTTTTCACCGTTGCTGACATCTGCGTCCAGCACATAATCATAGCCTTTTTCTATGAATTTTACCAGATCATCTGCAGGTTCGCGATCAGTGATTTTAAAACTCACTGTAACAACGTCTTTGTTTTCGCCCATTTTGCTGGAATATTCGTCAATGAAAACATTATTTCTCATGAGACGACGCAGATCTCCTGCTTTTAATCCTTCAAATAGAGCTGTCATCTTGAATACCTTTGGGGTTGTTTAATTCTTGTTCTTCTGCTGATTCCAGGTCATCGGCATTGATAAGTTGATTGTTCAACCGTTTTTTGCCTTGTTCAATGTCATTCATCAGTTTTTTTGGCATGATCAATTCAACTATCCAAATTGGTTTTTTTTCTAGTTTGCCTTTTCTGCTGCCGTCACCTCTGTAGTCTTCGGGTGATTCTATTTTTACAGGGTACACCAGTTGTTCTTTGACGTAGTTTACTTCAATACCATAGGGCTTTAATCTTTCTATCAGTTGCGGATCTGGCATTTTGTTGTAAGGCCACATAAACTTAGCACCTACAAAATATTTTTCAAACACAGGGCCTTCTACCAATTCCCCGTGGAGCCAATTTTTGTAGGAGTACACATTTAGTTCGTCTAGTACACGCTCCATGTCAAGCAAGTATTCCAAACTGTTGTCGCTCATGTACACACTTTTGGTATTTTCGATGATTTTTTTCAGTTCCATTATACAATCTCAAGATTTATAATGTATTTATTACAACTTGCCTTCGGATCTCAGTTGTGCTCTGATCTTGGTTGCTGAAATTTCATGTATGTCTGCACCTAGATCGTGTTGTGTGAATGTGTATCCAACACCTCTGCCATAGCTGATATCAACTATATTAGGCACTTGCGTGATAACATAGTCTTCATCTTCGTGAAATCCTTCCGCAGCAAGTGCGGTTCTAATGTTTACTACCACTTGAGAAAATGTAAACGGGTTATCATTTTGTCCAGGTACCCTGGCGTTTGCTTCCGTGTCAGCTGGCACATCTCTGCACATAATACACACTTGTCCAGTTTCTAACAATGCTTTTTTAAAAAGGGCTGTGTGTCCATCGTGCCAAGGTTGCCAGCGGCCCATTAGCATAGTAGTCGGGTGCTTCCAGTTAAAACTCATATTTTTTCCTTACAGTTATCAAAGTGTCTTTTTTTCATACTACCTAAATATCTTCCTTCGGACCCGCAATGCGGACATGTAATATTAGGTTTTGATTTAATAGTATTCGCAGATTTTAATCTTGATTCTTTAGTTATTACTTGTTTTTTTCTTGCTTGACGAATTTTATTTTTTGTTTCTTCACTTACAGATTTACCTGTGTGTGTTTGTTTAATTCTTTCCCTGTGAGCAGGATCTTCCCATAATGCCTTAGATGCCTGTCTTAGTTTTTCTATATATTCTGGATTTTGGTTTCTGTTCTTTGCGGCTACGCTTAATTTATTTCTTACTTCTTCATCTAAATTAAACATTAAATTATTTCGTTGATTATATACACTTTCAGATGTAAGATCTAATTCATTTAACATTCTATTTTCAACTTCTTGACATTCCTTCATTGGTCCTTTGTGTAAAATTTCTCTTTCCCAAATATAATCAGGATTATTAAAATCGTTCCAAAACCTCTCAGATGCTGAAGAACACACATAGCCGTCGTTTTCTGTTCCTTTGTGGTATCCTATATAAATCTTATTCAATGTCTTGTTTGTCCAACGATATACAAATGAGTCCATAACTTTCTCCTACAAAGTTATTTATCATATTGTGCCATTAACCTAACATTTATGCCACCGGCCCAACATCTGTGTGGTAGGTTTCTTCCAATCAAATTTCTTTTCCATCTTTTACTCCGTATTTGATGTATCTATACCATATTCGTTCATGACCGTAGTACAGCACAAACTTTATAACTAAATCTGCTAAAAACACAGCACCCACTGCTTTTGGCGGCAAGCCAAAAAACCAAGCAATAAGTGCTGTTGTAATACTGGCTATGATTCGCCAGGTGACTGCTTTGGCAATGTGTCTTTTTCTTTCAACAGCATGACTCATGCAACCGACTCCTGTAGATGGTTGGCAAAACTTTGAATTTCGCTGTCAGACAGATGTCTTGTTATGTGAAAGTGCACATGCCCTACAGGTGGCTCAAACATTTTGTTGGTGTCTTCAAACCTGCCTTGAGAAATAGTGTCTACCCATATCACTATGTCTGCACCAAATGCAGATCTTGCTGACTCGGTAGGACACACAAAATCACACATCACGTGTCTTCCGTTGGATTTTTCAAAGTCTGCAAAGGTTCTCATGCGATTGGCCTGCCTTATTCTGCCTTCTGGTGCAAAGTCCCAGTCATTGGCCATTTCTCTGACTGCGTCAGCATTGTACCAAGCATAGCCCAGGTGTTTTTGTAATCTTTGCGCAAGATGAGTTTTTCCTGAACCAGGAAGACCCATTATAAGAATTTTCATAGTGTAATAACCTAATGTATAACCTATTTATTTGCAAAAAACCCTATACCAAAATTTATATGTTTGATGTAGTTTTATTAAACACAAACTAAATATTTTTGTGATTGGGTCCTGCCTAATCTTTAGACAGGGCTCTGTCCAAATGCAAATATTTGGAGGCAACTTTGTCTAAGAAGCAAAAACGCAACTTTAACAATTCAAACGTAAGTAATTTCAATGATTTCGTCAGAGAACGAAAAAGATCAATCGAACTCATTCCTAGAAGCTTGAATCAGGAAAAATACATAGATTTATTGCTGGATCGCTCAAAATACATTGTATTTGCCAGTGGTCCTGCAGGAACAGGAAAAACCATGTTGGCTACCTTAGCTGGAATTCGCGCACTCAAAGAGCGAAGCATTGATAAAATAGTGCTAACTAGACCAGCAGTTGGCGTAGACGACGAAAAGCATGGTTTTTTACCAGGGGACCTAAATCAAAAAATGGAACCTTGGACCAAACCATTATTTGACGTATTTGCGGAGTACTATTCACCGCAAGAAATTGCCAAAATGCTAGAAGAACAAACAATTGAAATAAGCCCACTAGCATTTATGCGTGGTAGAACTTTTAAAAACAGCTGGATCATCGCTGACGAGATGCAGAATGCGACACCATCGCAAATGAAGATGTTGCTAACACGCTTGGGCGAAAACAGTCAAATGGTGGTCACAGGAGACATCAAACAGGCGGATAGAGCCAACAATGAGAACGGCTTGCTGGATTTCAGCATGCTCTATGAACGTTATGGCAAAAGCACGATGATAGATTTCGTCCAGTTTGAAAACAAAGACATTGAACGTCATCCAGTGGTAGAAGAAGTACTCAAAATGTATGGCGAAGGATAATAAAGGGGCCTTGTGCCCCTTTATTGTTTAGGCAATATCCAAGCCAAAATTCTGCAGAGTCGGAATGTGTAGAGGTGTAAATTCCTCAGAAAATTCACTTGCCCAAACAGCAAAGTCGTCTCTGCCCATGGAGTTGGCCATGTCCACATACACTTGAGCTTGACTCTGCGTAGGAGTAGCACCAATGAGGTTTTCATACAGTGTGTCAACAGTGTCTTCTACAGTGTAATCGCCAATGTAATCTAATGCGGCGCCGGCCACCATCTCATCACTCCACCCTTGCTGATACAAATCCAAACCAATGCTCACAATGTTTGGATCACGCAGTGTTTCAACTCCAAGTGTTGCAGTCACCACACTGGCCAAACTGCCCAAGTTGTCTGAATAACTGATGTTGGCCACACCGTCGTCTACTGTAAACTCGTTGTTCCACACAGCAAATTCTATTCCGTTGGCAACTTGGTCAGCGGTTTTTTGCTTGTTTTCTGCACTTTCGCTGAAATGATACAATAAATGGGCTCTGGTAAACCCAGGCGTATTTTCCAAGTCATTTAGCCACCATGCAAAGCCTTCTGCATCCGGGTCACGTCCAAGCACATTGTTGTACAGGGCTGTGATGTATTGTTCGTTTGAAGAATCGGCACCATAGGTGTTGGCGAATTCTGCGCTTTGTAAAAAGCTGTTGGCTGTGCCCAGCAGGTTCAGTTTACCAGTGTCCAGCATATTGATCCAATAGCCCAAACCTTCGGCATCCGGAGTTCGGTCAAATGCAGCACTGTACAATCTATAGGCCTGTCCTGCGTTACCTTCAACGTCAAATGCAATGCTACGGTCTTCAAGATACAAACGATCTCTGCTGAACATGGTGTCGTTTTCGTACACCATCATGTACTCGCCGTAGTTTCCGCCAGGTGTTGGGTGGTCCCTGTAGATTTTTTCTTGCCAGATTGCTTCTGCTGATCCGTCATTGTCAATGTCTGCCCAGTGCAAACTTGGTTCTTGCCAATCTTCTAAGTCAGCAATTTTTAACAATTCTTTATTAACAGGTGAAAAGTTGCCCTGGCGGTCGTTGAGCCACACGCTTTCGTTGATGCTCTCATTTTCAATGCCATACGTCTCAACATAAAAATCGTCAAAGCCATCGTTGTTGAAGTCTAAAAGTCCCAGCCCGTTGTTGCCTACGCCATCATTGAAAATTGGAATAGATTTTTCTTCGTCAAGCTGAAAAGTTCCGTTTGCTTTTTGAAGGTAGACTCCCAAAGATAAGTCGCCTGCATTTTCAATGAATTCAGCTTCAAGCACAGCAAGAAAATCTTCCATGCCGTCGCCGTTTATATCACTTCCGTGAATTTCGATAGATCCAAATTGACTATGGATTCCTGAGGCATGTGGTTTTTCCACTTGTTGAACAATCTCGTATACGCCATTAGCATCTTTTTGATAAATGTCTATGTTGTTGATAGATTCTATTTGATCGTTTCTATGAATATAGTTTCCGGCTACTATAGTAGGGTCTCCACTGTTTTCTAAAAAACCTATACCCGAATAGCTGTATTGTAAATCTGAAAGCCTAAATGTTGAAGTGTCTGGCCTAAATTCTGGAGAGACAAGCTTTTCTGATGCATAGGTAAATTGTCCCTGACCGTTGTTTAAGTAAATATCTAGATGCTCAAATGCCGCAACAACAAGGTCTAAATCTCCGTCACCGTCAACATCGCCCGAATCTCCGATGTGATTAAAACTACCCGAGCCGTTTCGATTTGGCGTGCCTACAATTAATGAGCTTGTATCAATAGGACCACCGGCAGAACCTTGCACATACTTGATATTGCTTCCAAAAAAGAAATCCGAGTCTCTATTGTTCCCCTCTAGCCCTTGATCTAGTAAAATACTGTCGCTATAACCATCTGTATTAAAGTCGCCGTCCACACTAAATCGCATATATTCGGTGGTAAATGGCAGTGCTTTGGGCGTATAGCTATTTCCGTTATTTTCCCAGTATACTGATTGCATTAGTGGCGTTTGAATAAAATTACTAGGATGAGAAATGATATCAATATCCCCATCAGCATCATAATCGCCAAAACTTAAATTTGGCTTGCCCATTGGATACAATCCAGGTACTGCATTTGCGTCGTCATAATACACAGGGCTTTGTGATGTTTTGTTCAGCATGTTAAATTCCTGTGATCATACTATAAATTTCGCACCAATTATCAACACGTTTGATGTTATACTCTGCAACATCAAACTTTGCATTGTGATGATGATTTACCAAAATTGAATTCAAGCCTAGCTCAGTACCTACTACTGCATTTTCAGGTTTATCTTCTACCCAGTAGCATTCTGTGCCAGCGTATTCAGCAAGTGCATCGTCTTTGTCTGCTCCGGTGTCCAAGTATACATACTTTTCAAAAATGGTTGGACCAAACATTTCAATCAAGTTTTTAGTTCGCAAATACTGTGAATATGGATCATTACTCAAACTGGTGATTGCATGAAATACAAAACCGTGTTCTTCTTGCAGTTTCTTAACGTATTTGATAGCATCACGAAGTGGGGGCAACCGACGGATCCAAGCACTTTCGTTGAACATACGAATCAGTCGCTTAGACTCACCTTTTTCAATACCGTATTTTTTGCTCATCAAGTATTCACCGTCACCGGCAACAACAGCATAATCGTGTCGTTTCATCCACTGGTCAAAGGCGTACTCCCAGTCAAAGAGACACCCATCCACGTCTGTTAGAATCAACTTATCTTTTCTGTACCTCATAGTACCCCAATCTAGTAAAACATCGATAAATAAAAATATGTTCAAACAAAATAAATATTCACAGGTTTATTATAGCATTATTAACCGAGCAAAGTCAAGAGATATTTCAGGTTATTATGAAAAGCATCACGTAATTCCTAGATCACTGGGAGGTGCTGATGACGAAACTAATCTAGTTAAATTAACAGCCAGAGAGCATTTTATTTGCCATTTGCTTTTACCTAAAATGCTAGAAGGAGAATCCTATCATAAAATGCTTTATGCATATGTTATCATGTCTGGAAGAAAAATCTACGGGTCTAGAAAATATGCTTTTTATAGAGAAGAATATTCAAAAATTGCAAGTAAAACTGGTGCACTAAATCCTATGTGGGGCGTAGATCGGTCAGGAGAAAAAAAATACATTTTACGGTATGAAACACACCGAAGAAACTAAACGCAAAATAAGCAAATCAAAAAAAGGTCAAGGTAAAGGAGTACCAAAAGGACCGATGTCTAATGAAACAAAACAAAAATTGTCCGAATCAAGAAGGAAAAATTCTGTAAAGTATTCTTTTATGCACCCAGAACATGGAAAATTCGTAGGCTCAACCGGCGATCTTGGAAGATCTTATGATATACGAACCTCTGAAGTTTATAAATTAGTTAAAGGATACTACAAAACTTATAAAGGTTGGCAGTTAATTTAATATTACGTTGTCCTTCATGCATTTTCCTTTTGTTCTGCCAGTTCTTTCAGTTTTAACAACAAAGAATTGATCTCGCGAATAGTTGGTTTAAACTCGTCGTTTTCAAAATAATCACTCAATCGCCATTCAACTTCACGCTCGAGCATACTTTGAATTTCTTCGATGCTTTCTTGCACAGTATCATTAATCATTACTCTGCCTCCTTGGGTGCAAACAACCTGCTCATGTTCTCGTACACTATATTGTACGCATTCAACTCATAACTGTAAATGTAGTAAAACTCGTCGTCACTTTCAAACAGTGGAGCATCAGTGTGTGTGCTGGCCACATATTCATCATAAAAGCGGCTCATACTCAACATGCCTTCTAGTGCGTCACCGCGACCACGAGCCGTAATCAACTTGATTGCCTCTTCGTAGCTTAGAGCATTTACATAAGCTTCTGGAATACGGAACATATTTTCTACCTCTCTAACTAACCCTACACACTAATAATAACACATGCAGGAAAGATGTCAAGAGAAAATTAGAATTTTTTAATTAATTAGATCTATTTGCTTAACACAACTGAATTGCATGGTGTAAAACTCGTGTAGAGTGCGGATCTGCTAGGCTTGCATATCCTCTTCTACCACAATGCGTTGTCCTGCTTTTTGTTTATTTTGATCGGAATTCTAACACCAGGTGACTTCCTGATCTAAAAATACATTGTTTACTTTGCGCAACAAATCGATCATAAACTTGATCATTTATTTCTCTAACATGTTCAGGCATATGAATTGGTATTGGGTGATAGTTCATGTGATTGCAAATTATTACCCTTCCGTTGAATTCTGTACAGATTTTGGTCCACAAACTGTCTATTTGCTTTTCAGTAAAATGTTCAATTGCTTCACAGAATATAATGGTATCAAATTCTTGTATATTGATGTGGTCACATATATTTTCTATAGACTCTATAATAGGAGTAACATTTATTGTATTATTAAAAAATATTTTAGAAGTAATATCAAATAGTTCTTGACAGTAGTTGCCGCTATCAAATGATACTACATCGGCTCCACAATATTTTAAAGCATGTGCAAGCGATCCTCTTCCGCCTGCTACGTCTAATACTTTTCTAGGGATTCTAGTCTTTTTTTCTAAAATCCAGTCGCACTGGTTTTTTATTTTGTAATTGTGATCTTCTTGTTGCCCAAACCAATCACATTGATCACTGAACATATAATCCCAATCCCATAATTCTTTGTTGGTTATCTCTTTAACTACTAATGGATCTATTCCGTCGAAGTCTTTCTTGACAAATTTTTCCCAAGAAGGCCAACTGCCGCCTCGGAGAAGATTATAATGACCTTCTATAGAATATATTTCTGGAAATTGTTCTACAATGTCTTTCCAATATAATCCGTAAGCGTAAGCAAGTGACGGCAACTCGTCGACAAATCTTAGACATGATTTTTTCCAAGATTTTACGCCATCTCCGCCAGCTGTATCGTGTAAATTTAAAATATGTTCTTCTATCATGCTGTTTTTTTAACCTTAGCAATGTATTTTAGCCTATTCTTTTTATTTATAGTTACAAGTTGGTAATATAATATTCGTAGTGGTTGTCCAGTGTCCAATTTTCTGTGTCAACTGGCGTACCGTTGTGTGTTGTAAATTTGTCTATTGTGTCGAAGCACAATCGATAGCGTTTCCAAAAATCAATCAAATCCGGTGTATCGCTGGCCCAGCCTTTTTCTCGCAACAAATCATCGCTGTCCTTGCTAAGTTTACAAGTAGGCGCATTGCATGCTTCATAAGATGTTATACGCCCTAGTAACAACAAGTCACGCAATCTACTAGCAGGAATCATGTGTTCAAAGATACCATTACCTTCGATGCCTACTTCCACATAGTGAGCACCAATATTTTCCTTGATACAATATTGATGATATCTGCGTAGTGCGTTATCCACATCGTCACGAATAAGACGACTAGTTTGTTCATCATTTCGAGTGGTATTGTACAATTCTACAAGTCGTTCTAAGTTAGCAGTAACGTACCTAGCAGTTGCTAGATACGTTTCGTTACTGCGTTGAACTCTTGAGTACTTAGGGGTTCTGAACCCCTCTAAACGTTCAACTAGTGTGGACATTATGCCGCTACCTTACGTGGAAACAGTCCCGGTACAGGGTTTGTTGCTAGTTGCATTTGGCTGCCAATGCCGTGGAACGGGAGATTTAGTTTACCGCCATTTAACATGTACAGCTCTCGAATAAAGTTGCTCATCATGTTAGGAGCGTCCCAGCCACGACCTGGACTAATATGCTCCACTTGTAGTTTGGCTTTGTCTTTGTACAAACTGGTTTGTTTCATGGTTGTACTGCGAGGATAAGTTTCTGCACACTTTTCTAGAACTCTAGTCATCCACTCTGCTGGCAGTTCTTGGCGCACATCCAGTCGTGCAATTTCATACAAACCAATAAACAAATCTTGGCTAACTTCTTCGTCCATTGGGTATGCTAAGGTGATAGCAGACAAGATGTCTTTTAGTGTACGACCACTTTTGTCAATGTCAATGCCTTTTTGAGCATACTTAAAGTGACTAAAGAAGTGTTTACTCGATCCACGAAGGTTATCACTTTTGCGAGTTGCTTTGTCTTCTAGGTCAACATCACAAGCATCGAACTGATCTTGTAGTGTCTTAGCATCCCTGACTTCAATTTCTGTAGCACCTAATTTGTAACGAGTGAGGCGATTGCGATGTATGTCGCCTGGGCCTAACTTTTTAGTGCTCATGTTACACTCTTCGAAGGCATAACTTGGAAAACTTTCGTCGTCTGTTTCGTTGATGATAATTGGAATCTCTGTGAACCCAAGCACACCAGTTGCTACAATACGATGTTGTCCGTCGTATACATAGATTGGATTGTTGTGATCGTATTTGACTGTGCAAGCGCTTGCTGGACTGCAAATTTGCGGATTGTAACGCTTCACAATGCTGAGAATGTGCTTGAGATTAACGTCACGTTGTACTGTGTAGTCAATTTCCAATTCACTGATTGGTACCAAGTGGCTACCGATTGGAAAGTCTTTTTTGCTGTTGTCTACTCGACGACGTTCGGCGTCAATTTTGTCTTGTCCGAAACCGTGTTCTGCGGCAAGTTCTTGTTTGACTTCTGCAATAACGTCAGAAAGTCGGCGTGTTTCACGAGTTGCTCTCATGTTTGTCTCCTTTTAAGGGCATTGCCCATACTAAAGTGCTCGAAGTACCATACTTCTCGCTACAGTTATTAGTTTAACAGAATATAGATTTCTGTCAACCTAATTTTTTAATATAATTCAATCGTGTGTATGCTGTGCCGTTCAAATAGCGAATGTCTGCAACACGACCTTTGATGTCTGTTGGCACATTGAGTTCAAAAGTCCAGTCTTTGTCGTGTCCTACATAACACGTCACTGGGTACTCATCATCCAACAATCCATAAAAACAATCGTATCCGTAGTCCTTGTTTGTGCGCCGATGTAGCCACACTGCACTACCTTCGATTTTCCGATCCTTTACAAGCTGTGTACGCCCGTACACGCGGCTTTCTAATCTCTCTTGCTCAATATAGTCCCTGTAAAGTTTTGGCATAATAAGAGCCATTGAGTATTCGCTTTTGCGTTTTACTTCAGCGCCTTCGAGGATACGATACACTGCTCGTTCAAAGTCGCCAAGTGTGTTGGCAATACTTTTTAACAGCATTTTACCGGTGAGTGTTTCGAGCACTTGTTCAGCAGTAGAACGATCTTCTTCTGTGATTTCAACTCGAGGAACACGTCGAAATTTTTCGCCTGCGGCATCCATTTGTTTGACAGTACGGTCATAGTCGCTGTGGTACTGATCAAAACGTTTCTTGTTGAAGTTGTAAAGATAGGTTTTCCAATTGCTGGCTTCGTAGTAGGCGTTGTCTTTGCGATACCCGCCCAGCACACGATCAATTGCTACACTTTGCGCAAGTAGTTCCATGTCCATGTTCTACTCCTTACAAGTAAGCCGGCCCAGTCCAATCGACCTTGTAGCCACCGTCTAGGATATTGCCACGAGCCTTGTTGCGAGCAGGAGCATTGTAGCCTGCCGCCATTAGGATGTCGCCTTTGCGGAACTTGGCATCGTTGTCTACGTTGACAACAAAGCCCCAACAACTGCCATCGCGGATGATTTTGATGTACTTTTTGCCTGGTTTGACTTCGAGTGTATCATCAAAATTTTGAACAGTTTCTTTGAAGTAGTCGCTCATTTCTTCGCCTTTGCTAGCACGAACAGCAAAGTCGACGTATTGAAGCTTGATGGTTTGAAGCAATGTTTCGATTTGCTTTTGCATTTTCTCTAACCTCTTTGTTAACCCTACATTGTTAGTATAAGAGATACAGACAAAATGTCAACCAAAAAAGCTAAGAAATTTGACCTAATTCTACTAGTGTGGCACTAAGATTGATTTCTTGATCGCTCACCAGCGGTATATTTCTCAGTCCTTTGGCAATAATGAGAATTGCTTGATCCTGTCCTTCTTCTGTGCTGCTAAACAAAGCCAGATTGTCGTACATCCAACGAAACACATCATCAACTTCTGCAGGGTTCACTTGGCTACATATCAGCTTTCTTGCTTCGCGAATTTGGCCTGCTTTGAACAATTCGACCATTTGCAGTTTGTAATCAGCACTGCTGTCACTGTCACTGGCAGTGATAAGTTTGCTGTCTACACAGTTTAACTGTAGGTTGTTGATGCACTTGCGCAAATCAGGATAGGTTGCTTTTACATACGTGTCCAGTGTGTCCAGTTCAAACTCAATGTTTTCGTTTACTAGAATAGTGGCCACTCGAGCGGTAAACTCTGTGTGATCAATCTTTTCAATATGCATGCTCTGACAACGACTGTGTAGCGCAGGAATAATTTTGTTAGGATAATTGCAAGTAAGGATAAATCTCACACTGTGTGCATACTCTTCCATCAAGTTGCGCAGTGCCGGCTGAACACTCTGTGGATTCAAGTAATCGGCCTCGTCCAACACAACAATCTTAAAATCACCAAATGGCATGGTTTGGCAAAAACCAGTGAGTTTGTCGTTGAGCCATTCAATCTTACGACCTTCTTTACTAGCATTTGCAATCAGCACATCACTGTCCTGCACATCCAGTTGATTAATAAGAATTTTTGCCAGTGTAGTCTTGCCAATGCCTGCGTTGCCGCTGAACAATAGATGTGGAATAGTGCCTTGGGAAATCCAGTTTTCTACTTGTGCACGTTGGTTGCTGTCTACAAAAACATAGTCGTCTACAGTTCTTGGGCGATACTTTTCAGTCCAGAGTTGTTTCATTATTCACCTAGGTGTGTTTGTGATAAAATTATTTGTCGGCGAGCAACAGCGGCTTGGATAATTTCTCTACGACGCTGTTGCATTTCTGGCTCTTGTTGTTCCTGTTCAAATTGCTGCATAGCGTTTTGTTGTTGTTTTTGCTGTTGTTGTTCGTCAATTATATTGCTTTGGGCAACAATTGTAAAAAGGCTTGCAATTACACTAAGTGCTTCTGGCATTAGTTTGCTCCAAAATCCTCAGGACGAGCTTGTGCTGTATCTCCTGCGCCTTCGAATTGCCCAAACAGTGTGTCCTGTGGTTCCTTTTCGCCGGTCCAAGTTGCTAAAATTTTTCCTGGATCTGCTTTCCAAAGTTCAACAGTGTTTTCTCCGTCAAACATACGCCAACTGCGAGTCCAACGACCATGTTCAATGAGAATCCATTCTCCTACACTAACATCAGTTTGTTCAGGGCCAACAGAATGTACTTTGCCCCAGCGTGGCTTGATACCAGTGTCTTTGCCATCGTCACTAACAAGAACGATTCCGCCACTAGTTTTACGCATGCCAAAATTCATACCTTCAACAATAATATCATTGCCGATTGCACGAATCTTGCCTTCTACTGTCTGCATACTCTTGGCATTATTTTTTAGTGCTTCTAAGCTCATTATACCCTCTTTACACCTGATATACTACGTCTTTTTTGTCTTTCTGATTTAACTTCTGGAGTGCCGGTGGTTTGTTGTGTCTGGGCTACGCTATCTGCTAAACCAGCAACTTCCTGTTGTTTGTTGTCTTTTACTACTGCTTCGACCTGCTCAACACTCTCTAATTCATCAGCAACTACGGATGCCTTCGCGGTCGGCTTTGCTGTAGGAATATTACCTTCCTGTGGCACTGTTGCGTGTAGGTCGTAATAGTTGGCTTTGATTTTGTCTGACTTGGATCTAATAACTTGCCCGGTTGGAGTGATTTCGTCACCTCTAGCATTTACACGCATATTGCCCACTGCTAGAGTATCCTCTTGCTTGAGTCGTAGAGCTTCTATGTCCATGCTCTTGCCCATTGCAGTTTTGTATAATTTTTTAGCCATGTTTGATCTCCTAGAATATGCTACTATTTAGCGTAAAAATTCGGCAATGTCTAAATCATAATATAGACTGTTTACTTTGTGCACACCCATCAAATACAACACAAAACTGGCTACACTACTGCCCCGTCCTACGCCTAGCACTTGGTTGTTTTCGCAACAAGTGTCGACGAAATACTTCAAGAACTTTAGCAATTCGAATAGATTCTTTTCATGATACAACAACAATTCTGCGCCTACCCGCTGTAGTTCTGCATCATTGCTACACTGATCTAGTAACCACTTTGCTATGTCAAATGACTTGTATTCATCTGGCATGTGCCAATTTTGTTGATTTTGAAGGTGAAACTGTTCCGGATCTTTGTGCGTTTGCGGTATGCTCAATTTATCTAATTCACTGTACAGCTGGTCAATGCTTGCATTGTATTCTGTAGGATCGTTTACCAACAATCTACTGATATCCAATTGTGGATTGGCATATAACAATTCAATCACATCTGATTCACTGTAGGAGATTCTACCGTAATTGTCTGTGTTCATCCTATATCTATGCTGTCGTTGTTGGAGATTGATGATTTTTTGTTTAAAGATTCTAGTTGTTTTTTGGTTTTTTCGTTGTACTTGTGTTGGATAGATTGTTGTATTGTTTGCAACTGTTGTAGCATTTGGTGGTTGCCAATTCGATGTGCATAAGTGATTTTACTATTGACGTCGTTTAACTTTTCACCGAGTTGGTCAACAGTTAGATCGTCTAGATTGTCGAGTAATGGATGATACATTACTTGAGGATCTTTTCCAAATCTGGAGCAAAATAGCTTTCTCCCTTGAGAATTTTACCGTCCTCTCTGTAGATAGGTCTTCCGGTGGCACCCAACTTGCTCATGTTGCTAGTATGAACTTCATCAAAGCATGCATCAAGATCAATGCCAAAAGCATGTCCTGCTCCATATGTGACATACAGTATATCGGTGAGTGCATCTGCCACTTCGACAATGTTGTCTTCGCTGATAGCATCTACCAGTTCGTTAAGTTCTTCTCTGATGAGTTCTATGCGCAGTCGTTGTGTATCGCCGTCGGCTAGAGAAGCAGTTTTTTTCACATTTTGGCCAAAGGCAGTCATAAAATGTTCTACTTTTTCAAAGTTTGTCATATTTCCTCAAATTCTAACTCATATTGATTATTTAAGAAACAATCGCGTGGTAGTGCCAGTTCCGGAGCATCAGAGTAATCATAATCAGTAACTACATCAAATCCCGCGGAATCTAAAGTTTCTACGTGCATTATACAAGATCCGAATAGTTTTGTCAACTACCAAACTGTAGTAGGAAGAGCCACTCGCGTCCATATACTAGTACTGCCGCCGTCATAGTCAGCTGTGCAAAAGTATATGTAGTCTTCGTCAAAGGCAAAATCGCCTTGTTCGTCGCCCGGCAAGCCCACACTGCTGGCAATTGTTCGATAGTCTACCTTACGAGTTCTAGTGGTGTGTTCTGTGACCACAAAAGTTGTGCCGCTGTCGGTGGTAACAAATTCATAGACATACGTACCAGTTCTATAAAAATCGATAACACCTGTTGTACTGTCGTACCCAACTAGGTTTTCCTCGCCTAATAGTGTATAAGTGCCTGGATCTATGGTAACAGAATGTGCAGTGCTAGTGATTGTTACTTCAACTCTAATTCTGCCTAGTTTTCCAGCAGCTGGCAAATTGCTGAATCCAAATGTTAAATCGCCGTTGCTGGTTACTGTTTGATAATGCCCGTCTTCGTGGTTGAATGTAACTGTACCGTCCGTTGTGCCTTTGTCAACTACAGTTTCGGCAAAATCACGTACTTCAAAATCCAGCAACAATGCCCCTGCACCATCGTTGTCAAGTGTTTCGCCTGACAGTGCACTTTTCAACAAAGCTTTGTTTTGAATATCTTCAATTTCACTTTTAGCACTGGTTAGTGCTGTTTTGATATTGGTGAAGTTGTCACGGAAACCCTGTGAATCATTGTCTTGTCCTGCAACAGGATAGGTTCCGTCGATGCTGCTAGGATTAATACTACTGGCCATTTAATCTAATACTCCATTTTGTGGGAATTTAAGATATTTATCACCGTAGTCTTGTTCACGGAAAACTATGCTTCCTGTGATAAATCTTGTGTTGCGGTTATCAAAAGTGGTTTCAAAAATATCACTGCTGTACTTGGTGTCTTCGATTAATATTGTTGTGCCCGATTCTGGAGCAGTTGCAAACACCACATCATTGCCGATTACCTGATATTCTGTACTGCTGACTGCATCCTGTGTGAGATCAAAAGTCACATTGTCGTAGCCTGCCGCATCGTAGTTAGGATTGGCCACATTCAGTACTACAAGAACGTTCTGTGGATTGGTTACTGTGCCTTGCAGAGTAAATCTACGAGTACTGCCGTCGCCTGTGAATTGTTGACGACTGTTGTTGATGTCAAACGTCGTCTCTGCACTGTCCACATATTCTCTTGTGGTTTTATCAAAGTTTTCGCTGAGGTCTGTGTCCCAGATATATCTATCAATGGAGAAATCCAACTGTTTGAAATCAAAGTTGCTGTTGTTTTGTATGTTGTAGGCAAGTTGGGCACTCTTTCCTGGTTTTGTATATGCCAACACCACTGCTGGGATCCAGTTTAGCACACTTCCGTCTTCCTGTTTGCTGGTCATCCATTCAGGAAAAGAGTCGGCGTATGCTATGCCAATGTCGGCCCGTATTTGTGATATCATATTCTGCAAACTGTTGGGATATACTGTGTCAATATCCAAGTATTCAGCACTGCCTTTTTCCAGCTGTTGCGCTTTGCTTATGCCAGCTATGTTGTCCACAATGTCCACATACACCACTTCGTATTTTGTGTTGCCTTTGCTATCCAAGGCTCTGGCAGTTTTTACTTCGCCAAATCTCAATTTTTTATTGTAGTGATTGAGTTGCATTGCTGTGGTAAACTGTGCAGCAGTTTTTGCATTTACACCAGGCAACACCAGCATACGTATGTCTTGTTGCTTGCCAAAATAAAAATCATTGCGTCTATACAAATCAGCAGGTTTGAAAATATCTATGTTGGACACAAATTCTTTGAATTGCCTGCGTTTCTCTAAACTGAGAAAAGCACCAACATACAAATTTTCATAGGGTTCTATGTTGTCTGTGTCTACTGTGATAGTAAACACTTTGGTAGACGAAATCAACCCGCTGGCATCTTGTGCAGTAACTTCAAATTCGTATTCACGATCAAAGGTTGTTTCGTTGTAGTTGGTGGTGTGCTGATCAAACGTGGTAGTGCCTTTGTCCAGTGTAAAAATGTTAAAACTGGTTCGTCCGGTGATTGTGCCGTCTTCGTTGAATTTGAGTCCTTGTGGCAATGCAAGCTTTTGATAATTTTCCAGGCTGTATTTGAGATCATTGCCGTTTTCATCAACAGCTTCCACATACAAGGTACTGATGTCGCCGGTGCGTATGGTTCCAAGATTGGACAATGTTGCCCAAGTGATGTCTCTGAAAGCATCGCCTAATACTGTGAGTGAAAAAGTTGCTAGTTCACTGCTGTACACCGGTGAATCTTTTTTGCGTGCCTGTATGCTAAACGAGTAATCTATTTCGCTGGCACTTTGGAAATCTATGTGACCATACAGCCAACCAGTGTCGGCATCCAGCACCAGCCCGCCGGGCAAGCTTTCTCCTGCGTCAGACGTATCCAGCACAAATTCTATTTGATCGTTGTCAAAGTCTTCTGCTGAAAACTGTATTGCAAAATAATCGTCGTGGAATGTACTGCCCAAATCAAGAGAATTGTATCGTAGTATTGGATTGCGTGCTGTGTCTTGGTCTGCTGTAACAACACTCACGTTGTCTGCTGTGTACACTGTGTTGTCTGCTGTGAGATTGTTTCTACTGTACACAAAAATTGTATAATTCTTTTGTACAACATCTTTGCCGTCTGACACACTGATGGAAAACAAGTAGTTTTTGTCCACACTCTTGGTGCCGACATCAAACACATATAGATCAAAATCATTGGCGTCATAACCCACACGTGCATCTGGTTCAGCCGGTTGAGGCTGTACGTATCCACTGATTACACCTGTGTCGGAGTCCAGCTCCAATCCAGGCGGTAGTTCAAAGTTTGCCACAGACCATACAAGTGTATCTAGGTCTAAATCTTCTGCTTCCAGTCGAATCTCAACATAATCACCTTCAATGAATTCACCCAAACTGCCCGCAGGTGTTGTTATTGTAGGCTTGTCTTGACCTGTGACAGTGAGCTCAAATGTTCTATCTGCTACACTGGTGTTGCCTCTGGCACGCACAACAAATCTACTGGTGATGTTTTGTCCTACATCAAAAGGCACGCCCTGCAGTATGTTTTTTACACTAGGCACACCATCAATGACACCGTCTGCCTTTAACTGCAAGCCGCTGGGCAAATTACCACTGATTATTTCAAACTGTGTGCTGTTGTCAGCCTCCAGTTCTAGTTTGTAGAATACTCGTTCTTCGATAGTGCCGAGATTGCCGGGTTGTGTTTTCCACACAGGATTGGACATGGTATTCCTCTTTTAGTATATTTACCAGAGTTTTACCAGGTGCTGATCAGCGTGCGCTTCCAGATGCTAGAACTGCCATCATAATTTGCAGTGCAAACATATATGTATTGACTGTCGTATGCTATATCTCCTGCGCGATCGCCGCTGGCGCCCACACTAGATGCCGGAGTTTTTGCAGTGCTGATGTTAAGTTTGTTGCCACTTACTATGACCTTGCCTGTGCCGTTTGGGTCAAGTATGATATCACCATTGGTGTTGGTAGTGGTGAGAGTGTTTTCGTTGAAGTCAAAGTTATTGCCTGCAGCCGAACGTCCGTACAATTCTTCAAAATTGTCATTGATTTTGTCAAAACTGTTACGAAGACTGTCGCCCGTGCCGTCGTTTGGACTAGTGCCAATATTGATAACTTTTCTTGCCATGTTGTGTCTCTCTGTGGTATAAATTTATTTATCGTCTGTAAGAGATTCGACCTTTGGTGATATCATAGGGAGAAATTTCAACTTCCACCTTGTCTCCTGTTACAATCATTATTCGATTGAGACGCATTTTACCACTGAGATGACAGTGTACATTTACACCATTGTCCAGCTCTACTCGGAATTGGTTTCCGGGTAAAATTTCTGTAACATTACCTTCAAATTTAATTACGTCTTTGGACATCAATTCCTGCGCATTTGACTAATGCTTTTTGCTTCTTCGTTGTTGATCACAGGCACTGCATTGCTTTTGTGCATGGTCGCAATTCCTTTGATCAAATCTCCTGTATATTTAGTGCTTTCTTTTTTTAGAGCAACACCTTTGCCGGAATTCAAGCTTTTGTACTCCTTGCCGCGGCTGGTATCTGGCAACTTGTGTACATATGTTTTAACTTCTGGCGCAGTTTGGTTACACGATTGTTTGGGCTTTTCGGCTTTTCCGTACACCCGAGCAACGTATTCTTCAAAAGTCACACGTTCGTTGTGTCTGCCTGATTGTTTCATTTTTTTGTTAAACAATCGATGTTCTTCCGCTAGTTTTTGTTGTTGTGTACGAGTGATTTTTTTCTGTTTGCGCTTGCCAGTGTGCACCGTGGTAAGGCCGCGAGCCAAATGCATGGTCATAGTTGATCTCCTAAAATTGTCCAAACTGTAAATAGTATACACTATACAAGGACAAAGTCAATGAATTTTACATCAGTGGGCATTCAAAGATCTGGTACAAACTACGTGCAAAGCTTTTTCGAAAAGCAAGGATTTAAACACATAAGCAAGAGTCCTGGGAATTTGTTTGATCTTCCGTTCTATGCATGGAAACATTGGACCGATCCGCAGAGATTTGTCAAAGATGTAGGACACAAACACTTGACAATAGTAGTATCAAAGCATCCATTAAAGTGGCTGGAAAGCATACTTCGCAATCCTGCAGATATAAGTTTTATGTATCCTGCTGTTCAGTATGGTGCAAATCGAGTGCATTGCCCGCACGGCTGGAGACTGCAACGTTTTAGTCATTTGAGTGTGGACTCGCTGTTGAATCACTACAATACCTTTTACAGTAACTGGCACAACACCCAATTGTTTAACAATTTTTACACTGTGAGATATGAAGATATGCTGGATATAGATTTTGTTAACGAGTTTGTAGAAGGCGTGTGCTACGACCACAATCACCCATTTACAAAGTTGCACGCCAAACCCAAAGATGTATCTATGAGTGCCGGAGGAAGGTCAGAAGAATATTTGCAAACCTACAAAAGTATAGAGCATAACTTGCCAGAAAAATTTGTAGATGTGGCAAAAAGCAAACTGAGTACTAGCTTGCTTGAGAAACTTGGTTATACTCTGTGAGCAATTCTTCTTGCAAGCGATAGGCTTCTTCTTCCCATGGCAATGCCATGTAATCTTCCACTGTGCTGTATAGACTGATGTACTCTTGTCCTTTCCAACTCTTGCAAGTGAGGTCAATATCTTTTAGCTCGTTTCTTGCATGTTGTTTTACATGCACCATTTCGTGGGCTATTGCACTGACAAAATCATCGTGCGACAGTCTGCTGTCTATTTCCAGTTCAAATTCTCTATTGGTTCTAGCCAGACAATAACCATCTGCACCTTCCATGTCTGTGCTGAGCACTATACAAACATCAAGTGTGCGCACTCTTGGCATTAGTTTTACTATACAAAAGTTTGCTACATCTTCTGCCAGTTTTCTTTTTTTCTTAGTACTTCCCCAGGCGCTTACCAAGTTCATCTGTGTCTCCAACAACCTATGCTGCTATAATAACACATTGTGCTGAATTGTCAAGGCACTTGTTTGTAAAAGTCTACTCTTTTTAAGTAGTAATTTTTGTCTTCAGCATTTATATATTTAAAAAGTTTATTAAGACTACAAGTTTCTTGCTTAACCAAAACATCCCACTTGGCAGTAAAATCTAAATAACCTAACCATGCATCTTTGTTGTTTGAAGTTTTTATGCTTTCTCTTAAACCTACTAATACATCGCGAAATCTTTCTGTGTTTGGTTGTTTTAAAAAACCGTGGTTTATAGCTTTGTCGAGCGTGTCAAATATTAGATCTTGTAGATAGACTGGAACATTTTCAGGCATCAATTCAGTAGGTTGATATAAGTGCCAACTAAACATAGAAAATCTACGCTGGTCTATTGTTAGAGTAAATTTTTGCCAAAAGTTTATTATATCAGGAAGATACAAAATATTATTTAGACTAACAACTGGTGCAACTGCTAAATTAATGTCAAAATTATAATTTAAATATGGTTTTATAACCTCAAGATGTTTTTCAATTTTTGTAAACTTTCCTGGAAATCTTACCAGTGAGTAATTATCGTCCACGCTATCTATGCTTGCGATTATTTCTGTTCTTGCAAATTTGGTGCATTTATTTAGAAAATCATTGTTAATTTTGCTGTAAAAACTTGTGGTTATACGAAGTGTGATGAACTTTGCAATATTTTTTGATATACACCAATCTAAAAGTTTATAAAAACCAGGAGCCAGCAATGGTTCGCCGCCAATAGGATGAATTATAATTTCTTTGTCTGTGAATACTTTGTGTTCTATGTAATTAAGTATTTTATTCCACGTATCTGAATCTTCTGTTATGTCTGTAGAAATAGATTCATACTGAGGAACAGTGCTAGTAATTTTTTGATATGTGCTACTATCGTTAGGATTGCAAAATCTGCAAGCTAAATTGCACAAATTGCTAAACTTTATACCTATTTCGAACACAGGCTTGTGGTCAAAAGATTGTAAACTTAGTCTTTCTGATATTGCTCCGGCTAGTTCTTCTTTTTTGCACAAATTGCACTCTTTGGGAAATATACCTTTGTCTAACGTGCTGGATATTTTTTGAATAAATTCAAAATCCAAGTGACCAGAATTGTTATTATCTAGATTACAACAAACAGTAAGTTTAGTATCTTTGCCAGAATTTCTAAAGTTTATCCTAGCGTGCGGAGCTCCGCAAAAATATTTTGACAAAATATCTTCCTAGTTTGAAAATATTTACCTATTAAACAACAAAAAGTTAACTCCACAAACAGGTGTAATATTTGCCAAACAATCTGAATCCGTTTTGTTTGCGATTCTGATACACTTCCCAGCCTGCTTTGTCAAAGTGACTGGTGTCATCGGGTCCACGATCCATACGGAAGTATTTGGCATCTTTCTCGGCGACTTCATTGCCTGCTTCGTCGACAGGCACACTTATAAAGTCAATGTTGCCAGTATGGAACCGGCCTTCTGCTTCGTCATAATCTTTTGTGTGTTCTGAGAATGCCCAGATCATTTCGTCTAGCACATAATTCCAGCGAGCAAAGAAGTTTGGATCTGTTTCTCCGTTGACCATATATTTTTCTTCATACCAACCATGTGGCATACGCAGTTCAAACGGAACGTCTTCGCTGTCTACGTTAGGAGCACCCTGCTTGCTCCGTTTTAAATCTACCAGCATCGGCAACACAATATGTGCCAGTGTGTCGTCAGCATTCCAAGTATCCCAAGGATCAAGTTTCACACTCACACGACGACGCTCCTGCCATGCCATATACCGTTCAGCCAACCATACGTGACCTCGACCTAGCCAAGTGTCCGCATACCACTCTCCGGCATTGTGAACCCACTCTGGACTATCTGGCAATCCGTATTCGTCTTTGGTCTTTGCCCAGAAGAAGATCTTTTCCATCAACTGATGTGGCCAAAACCAAGTTGGATATTTTTTAATTTTTACTTGCATGGTATTCTTCCTCTACATCTGCTAAGAACTCTTGTATATATCCATATGCTTCTTGGGCTTCGTCTTCGGTGACATCTGTGTAATTGTTTAGCACATCTGCCACACTCCATGTTTTTAATGTCTCGTACAGCCAGTCTTTGGTTTGGCCAATGCTGTACCACAGGCTCAACACCTGTTCATCACGGCTTGTGCCACTGTTGCTGCTCCAGAAACTATACCAAGCACTGTTGCCCCATCGACTATAGCTCATTATGCTTTCTTTTTGTTTTTTCGAGCATTGCTGGTCAAATCGCCACCTTTGACGCTGTCACTCATTGAGTTTTGATATCCACGTTCCAAACTACGCAGTGTGGTTTTGTCTGTATCACTGCTGTGCACAATAGCATCATACATGGCTCTAAGCTCGGCTTCTTTTTGTTCATTGTGTCTTTTGCCCATTTGAGCCAGCACAATTTCAAACATCTTGTATTTTTCTCTGGTGGTTAGCCCGCCAAGAATTCGATCTGCTTCATTCTTTAGATTCTTTACGCTCACGGAATTCCTCCTCAAAGAGCACTGCATCATTGTAATGCTCAAAATGATACAAGTTTGTGTACATCAAATGATACTTTACAAAATGATACTCAAATTGTTCACAGTGTGATTTACACCATTGTATGCAAGCCAAGTGCAAGTCGCTGTGAACTTCTACAGTATAACCCGGCAACCAACTGCGTTTGTGTTCGTGCGTTTGTTGTGGAGTCATACTGGCCATACTCTAGTATTATACGCTATTGTTTGGTTTTGTCAACCGGAGGATTGGATTTTGAGAAAATTTTTTCCCAATTTTGTTGATATTTCTGTGTGTTGGCGTTTTTTCTAGGAGCCGAGCCTTTACCGTTCTGTGGATTCATATATTTTATGTTGCTCTTGATAATAGCATATCGCGAATATGCCCAATGGCCTTTGTAGGATTTAAACCTTTAGGACACACGCTCACACAGTTCATAATGCCGCGGCAACGAAATACTGAGAACGGATCATCCAGTTCGCTCAGGCGTTCTTCTGTGGCCGTGTCTCTAGTGTCTGCGATAAAACGATATGCGGCAAGTGCAGCCTGTGGGCCCAAAAACTTGTCAGGATTCCACCAGAAACTTGGACAGGCTGTGCTACAGCAGGCACACATAATACATTCATACATACCATCTAGTTTTGCACGATCTTCTGGTGATTGCAGTCGTTCTTGATTGGGTGTGGCAGTGTCGTTTTTGAGATAAGGTGCCACACGCTGATACTGTTTGTAGAAAATAGTCATGTCCACAACCAAGTCACGAATCACAGGCAGACCGGGCAAGGGACGGATTACTAGTTTTTTGCCGGGCTTTACAACTTCTGACACCGGTGTAATACAGGCCAGTCCGTTTTTACCATTCATGTTTACACCGTCAGAACCACAAACACCCTCCCTGCAACTTCTACGGAAGGTAAGGGTTTGGTCCTGTTCTTTTGCTCGGATCATAACATCCAACACCATTAGATCCCGATCGGTGGGAACATCCACTTCAACATCCTGCATCCAAGGTGCTGAATCTGTTTCTGGATTGTATCTATAAACACTGACCTGCATTATCTGCTCCTTTTTAGATATTTATAGTTGTCCTACAATCTGTTTTGCTGTGTATGCACTCAGCGTCCAACCAAGATGCCCGTGTCCTGTGTTATAGTATAGATTATTAAACTTAGCACTCTGTCGGGCAATGGGCATCATGTTTGGAGTCATAGGACGCAGTCCTGCCCAAGGTTCAACATGCTCCATGTTTATGCCTGGCAACATTTTCTCTGCCCAGTTTTTAAGTGGGCGTATCCTTGATTGCTTGATGTCTCTGTTATAGCCGGTAAACTCTGCCGTGCCTGCTATCCTCAATCTGTTTTCACCTAATCTGGCTGTGACTACTTTTGCAGTGTCGTCCAGAAGACTTGCCCATGGTGCAACTTCGGGATCATGTATGGTGATACTGTATCCTTTTACAGGATAGATAGGCAGTGTTTCGCCAATCTGTCTGCTTAGATCTCGACTTTCGACACCCGCACAGAGAAACACAGGTCCTGTTTCGCCCGTCACATATTGATGTAGATTGTAGATTTTATTATGTTCAAATGTGACGTCGCGGTTTTTTTCTAACCAACGCATAAGATTCACACTAAACTTGTGTATGTCTCCTGTATAGTCTTGTGTATTATAGAAACCACCTATGATCTCAGGATTGTTCAGTGCGGGCTCTATGTCTTTTACTTCGTCTGCGGTGACTTCCCATCTTTCTAATCCTGCCTGTAGATATAGGAGATTTGTTTGCCTTGCGCTTGCCAGTTCTTTAGGATCTGTATAAACATGCAAGATGCCTTTTTCTACTCTATCGAACTGAATACCTGTGACGTCCGCAATCTGTCTGTATAGGTCATGTGCCTCCAATGCCATTTCGCAAGTAGCACGAGTATTTGCTTCTCGCTGAGGAATAGCCATCATGAACTTCATAAACCAACCATATTTGTGTAGGCTGGGTGTGGGATCTATTTTGAGAGGAGCATCTTTTTTGAACAACCATTTTGCTCCTTTTGCAACATTGTGCCAACTGTTCCAGGTTTCGGCATTGCTGGCACTTAACTGCCCGCCATTTGCATATGAAGTTGCCATGGCAGGATATGCCCTTTGTTCTATTACACGCACACTGTATCCTGCTTGAGCAAGATAGTATGCGGTTGTGAC